CACTCTGAAACAATTTTACATCTTTCATGTCTTCATTCCTCGCTTTCAAAATATATTATCCTAAACTCTCCACGTCTTCTTCCGCCTTGCGCTGGAGCTTGGCCAGCTTCACATCAATCAAATCGTCAATTTCTTCCTTGCCGTCAGCATCCAGCTGGCGGTATTTTTTTATGTGTGTTTCTTCCTGCTGGGTGAGGGAGAGAGAAGGGGAATGGGGAGCATCCCAACCCATTAAGTAGCTAGGCGTGGTATGCAGGGCTTTGGCTAAGATTTCAATTTGATTAATAGGAACCTTTTTAATGTAACCAGTTTCGTAGCGTTGCAAGGTTGATTTACTTATTTGGGTAGCATCGGATAAATCTTGATAAGACATTTCCAACTTTAGACGTCGTTCTTTTATGCGTTCGATTAAATCAGTTAATTCTTTTTCGCTCATTATAGTCAACTCCTTTAGTAGAATAATACCATAAATGCAACATAAGTACAAGAAAAAAGTAAAAATCGTTGCATTTATGCTTGACTTATGTTTCGGAACGGTGTATTATAATTGTAGCAGAAATGCAACAAAGCAATCTTTAGGAGGTGAGCAAATTGGACTTGAATAAATTAAGAGGCGTTTTAGCTGAGAAAAGAATTACTCAGGTAAAATTGGCTAAAGCCCTGCATTTATCTGTGAAAAGTATGAATGCAAAGCTTAATGGTAAGACACCTATTACAGTTGAAGAAGCTAATATGATTGCAAAAATCGCTGACATTAGCAATCCTACGGAAATTTTTTTTGCAGATAGCGTTGCATAAATGCTACACAGAGGTGATGAAATGAAACTTGAGCTTAGTTATGATGAGGTCTCAACCATTTGCCATGCATTGCTGCTTAAGGCTGAGGAAGCGGCAAACGGAGCGCGGGAATGCGCAAAGTTGGGTGATATGGACAATGATGTTAAGTTTTGGCAAGAAAGAGCCGAAAACTACAAAAAGGTCTATAAGGCTGTAGTGGCTCAGCGTGAGCAGGCTGACGAGGAATACAAGCAGGCAGATGCTGCGTTAAAGGCAGAATGACAGCACCAAAGTTTACGCCGGATACACCGGCAACGCGCCGCGCGTTTAATCGTCTGGCGCGGGAAAAGATGAAGCTGCGCCTGCTGGCAGACATCCGCATGGACCTCATGGTCTGCGAACTTGAAGGCTGGGACAAGCTGGAATATCTGGATGAGCTGCTGGCGCTGGTGCAGAAGCTGAGGAAGGGAGGGTGAGAGTTATGAGAGTTATCAAACCTTTGTGGCAGGATCGTGTCTTGGCAGTGTTGACACACAAAAAAGAGCTGGCGAATGAGCTTCAGATGGGAGCCAATCCGCCAGCAGAGTTACTGGAATGTTATAACCAGCTTAATACTGCATTTAATGATGTCCTCGATGCGGAGATTAAATACCGGCCTGATTCAAAATAATTTTACCGGCTATAGATTTTACAATATCGAGGGCGCAGGTACCGCCAATATTTGATATAACCTCTTTGGTTTTATTCCAAATGGTATCATTACGAATGTTATCTAAATAATCACAGCCGTCAGCTGTGAGGCGTTTAATCATATAGTCATCGTAATTTATACTACAGCAACTGATGTCCAATACTTCTATATAATCATTGTCCACTAAAAGCGAGACGTGGAAACTAACAAGTTCTAAGTTAGAACAGCCTATATCAGATGCTAAATGTGGTATCCCGTTATAGTAATAAAATTCATCAGCGTTTTCTATAGCTAATAAAATTTTCCTTAACAAATCTAAATCGCGTTTCAATGCAAATCACCTCCTGTCTGTAGCTTAATTATAGCATGGATGTGGAGAAGTGATGGAAGAAGGGAGGTGAAGGACGTGAGAGTCATCATTGAAGGCACGGCAAAAGAAATAGCTGAACTCCTGCCTAATTTAACGCAAGCAGAGGTTCAGCTGGAAACTGAGAAGATCAACAGTAACGATCAAGAAATGCAAATGCTTCAAAATTTGGTAAAAGCTATGGCTGTAATACTGTGGAGAAGTGAGGAAAGAAAGGAGGAAGGCGATGCTGGTAGATTTGAAAATTCATAACTCCGAAAGAGCTGATGAAATCTTGAATGCCATTGCTGCAAAAAAACGTGAAATCGACGATTTGTGTTTTGAACTGCGTAAATGCATGGCGGTGGAAGTGGAATTAAAAAAGGACAGCCATGATAATGGCTGCCCTGAAAATCAATGAGACTGCTTCAAGAATAGGAAGAGGTGAAAAAACGAATATGAGCCCTGCATTTTGGGAAGCTTTTTTTCAATCAAGTGGTGTATGCTTCTGGTGCATGTTTTTTACATTCTGGATTTTTCAGCTAATAAAGAGGCTTTTAAACGCAACAACCTTTCGAGGGAAGAAGCGCTATTAAGCGGGCGCAGAAAAGAAGAAGTGTTAAAGATAATTTTGTTAAACTCAACGGCTTCTTCAGGAAAGTATTTTGCAACTTCGAGCTGGCATCTGTCCCAAAAATTAGAATTCCAATCTGATGCTGTAAGTTCTAGCCGCAAAGCGTTTTCGTAAGATGAAACAGACGCTATAAACATTTCAAGCAAGGCTGCTTTCAATTTACGTTCAGCTCTATAGCTTGCTAAATATTGATAGAAAAGCGTGATTGCTGTACCAGAAATAGTTGCAATGAAGCCTATTATGGCTCCGTAGATAGCATCATTCATAAATATATACTCCTTTCAGTGCTTATATTATAGCACGAATAGAGAGAACAGGAAGGGGTGAAGAGATGGATATCCATGAAGAAGAAAACAAAAGCCAGCAGAAGGCTGGCGTTAAGAGGCCATGAGCAACCGTTTTGCTATAGCTGCTCGCTTGCGCTTTAAAAGACTCAGCGAACAGTTGGAACCGTAATAAACCTAAGAAAAGGGGTGGGACGATGGACGATAATGCTTTCAAACGTCTGGCAGAATACCTGCTCCGGTACGGAGTCGAAAAAGGGACCATTAAATTGTCGGACAATAAAGAAGAAAAACAAGAAAAGACAGCGTGAAAGGATGATGAACATGAAAAAGCTGTTATTTGTCCTGCTGGCAGCCTGCTGCGTTTGGGCTGCGTATGATTATAGCCGTCCGGTAGATAAATACGTAGTAAAAACTGTTGCCGGCGAAGGCGATACCCTTTGGAACATTGTTGGCGATGTCATGAGCCAAGAGGGTGACCGCAGAGACATTCACGAGGTTATCTGTTATACACGCCAGATCAGCAACATCAAAGGCACGTTGCAGCCTGGCGACATAGTATTGATTCCCATCGAGGTTCGCAAATGAATCCGAAAAAACTGAGAATAAAGCAATTACTGACTGTCTATAATTGCACCAAAAGAGTGAATCACCGTAAAACAAGATCCTTTATAAGCTGCAACCCCGATACCAGATGCATAAAAGCTCTGGTTGTTATTAAAGGTATTGGCTGTACAAGTGTGGCTACATATAACTATTGCAAGGAAACTTCCAGAAAGCTGCAAGAAAAGCTTCTGATAGAAGACAGACCGAAAGGAGGTGAACTAAGGCGAACCAAGCGGAAACGATTAAAATCAGATCAGATTTTGCTAATGTTGTCCTTATTGAAGCGTTGGTCGAAGCAGCTGAATCAATGCAGCGCCGTAAAGAAACTTTAAGGCAAGCCCACCCGGAAGCAAAAGCGCTTCTTCGTGAATACGATCAAAGAGAAGCTGTTATAACAGATCTGCTGAAGCAACTTGCTGCATTATGAAGAGCGAAACACATCGCTGCATACGCTGCGGCCGCCTGCTGCATCGCTGGCATTATGTCATAACATCTGACAATAAGCATGGCTATATATGTGTGGATGACCGTTTGTGTCATCAAAGGCAGCCTACGCGTAAGCAAAAACAATTGCTTGACCTGAAGAAAAGATGGGCGGAATAAAGCCTGAAGATGGAGGTAAACAATGAATCGTTTTTTGAAACGCTATGAATTAAAAACTATTGCGGCCGTCGCTGCAACTGTCATCGCCGAACGTAAGGAGAACCCTGTAGTGGATCCGATTACCGGCAAGCCTGTGCCGGCAATTATGTCCATTGAAGCGGATATGGTTGTGCAAATGCTGCGCGAAATCGAAAGCCGTCGCCAGAAAAGCCACCAACAATGGTGTAGACGCATGTCTGAGGAAAGAAATAAGGAAGACAAATAATGGAATATGTTAATAAAAATACCGGAGAAGTCTTCAAAGCTGAAGAGCTCAGCCTGAATAACATAAATTGCGGCGCTTTGAATGACCTGTTCTGCGCTGAGCTGGAGAAGCTTACAAAGGAATTGTTGCTGCGTGGCGGGTATGGCAATGTCAACATTGCTGTGAAAGTAGAAATATCTGCAGATTCAAGCGGCGATGACGTGGTCCTTCTGGAAAGCAGTGTCGCAACCAAATATCCTAAGCAAAAATTGGGTGAAAATACGAGTGCAAAGATTGCTGACGGCGGTACGCTTGTACAATGCCAGCAAGCTAATATGTTCTCGGAGAAAAAATAATAAGCCATAAAAGGGCTGCCTATAGTATATACAAGCAAATGGCGCAGTTTTAACTGTGAAGAAGTTGGCAGCCCTTTTATTATACAGGTGACAATTATGATTACTGAAATATGTGTATCTGCTGAAGAATTAAACCAGACATTGGAGTACACATCGCTCATCAGCGGTGTTGGCAACAACAAAAGTAAGGGCAAAGACAAAGATGCCCAGCAGACATCGGGAGTTCTGAAAATAACAGCCGCATCTCCGTGCAACAACAAAAAATATATACTCTGCTTTGAGTGCCTGGGGGCCTCAGAGCAGCTTCTTTATCGTATGGAGGGCAAAAGTTATAACAGCACAGAGCCTGCAGCTGTACAGGTTGAGGGATGGCGCCTCGCGGCTTTAGCCAAAACCTTCAACGGTGATGTTACACTTCGCTTTGAGGAGCGCTGCCTAGGTGTTATCTGCGGAACCAGTACGTATAAAATCACAACTATACAGATAGAGCTGCCGCGTCTGGAGGTTCCAAAAAAGGAAAATGCTATAGTGCTGTCTGTAGATTTTTTACAAAACGCCGTCAAACATTGCTCTCCTGCTCTTGCAAAGGATGATGTTCGCGCCTGGCTAAAGTGCATACAGTTCCAACTACATGCAGATGGCAGCGCCAGCTGCTACGCTACCGATACACATCGTCTGGCGCGGTATACAGCTAGCAATACTGGCAGTAAAACCGACAAAACGCTTTTAATGGCACCAACAGCTTTGCAGCACATAATAGACATGTGTGACCAAAACGAACTGTCCATTATACCTACAGAACGTTACATATACGCGAGTACTCCACGCTTTGAATGGTTCTGCTATGCTATTTCTGGCAGCTTTCCGGATTGTGAGAGCGTATTCAACCGGCATAAACCGGTTATGAGTGTAACCGTAAATAGAAAAAAACTACTGGGTGCCATAAATCGCGCCAGCATTATATCAGACATCAACAGCGATAATCGTATCAAGCTGGCCAGCGACACACAAGTACTATGCATAGAATCTGCCAGCGTGGCCGGAAACGGGCTTGATGCAGTGCCTGTGGAAGCATTTGAAGGCCTGGATAACGAGGCGCATGCTGTATCGGCACTGAGTTTCAGCCGTTTAATATCTTCCTGTGCGTCGGAAACCGTATCCATTACCACACACGGCTTACTGCAGCCGCTGATGATCTGTGCGCCAGGCAGCCTGAACGGCTATCTGTTGGCCGGAATGAGGTAACAAATGGACGGATGGATTAAGCTGCATCGTAAGCTTTTAAGCAGCCGTGCATGGAACACAGCTGATGCTGAGGGCAAGGTGATACTGATTACGTTGCTCTTACGCGCCAGCCATGCTGCTACGCAGTGGAGGATTACCGCATCTAAAACTGCATCTTTAAATCCAGGTCAATTATTTATAACTTACCGTACTTTTGCCGCAAAGTGCGGTGTCTCAACTAAAAAAATCACTACAGAGCTTCAACGTCTGGAAAGCTTAGGCTTCATCAGCACGAAGAAGGGACGTGAAGGCACAATCATTACCGTATGCAATTGGGCCTATTATCAACAGGCGGAAACACATCTGGATACAGTTCCGGAAACGCCAATGGAAACACCTGCAAAGCCAGTGCCTGCAAGCGATTCACCACTGAATACCGCTCCAGTGGAAACACCAATGGAAACGCAAAAGGGTACAGGTTTGGAAACACATAACAAGATATATATATTAATAAAAAATAAATATAACAAGACAGACCTAAACAACAAGCTGTTGGACCAGGCTGAGCTGCACCCTGAATACCGGCAGGCACTAGCCAAATACGCTGCAATGTTTCCTGACAAGGGAAATGAATTACGCATAGAAGATGTGTACACCCTGAAGGTCATCGCTGCGCTTTTGGGAGCAAACTGGGTATATCGTGCAGTGTACGAGCTGAAGGCAGCAAACACGGAGAAGTTTATCAAGAATCCACGCAAATATCTCTTGGGCATTCTGCAGAATTGGCTGCTAAATGGTATGCCAAACGATAGCAAAGGCAAAGAGCAGGAATTGCAGGACTTTTACAGGGAAGAAGGGATTATATGAGCTGCATAAACAAACAAAGCATCTACAGGGCATTTTACTTCCTGGACAAAAAAGGAATTGCTTTTAGACCTGTTGACGGCGTTGAAACAGATGACATCAAAAGCATTAAGGCCCGCGCAGCGCTGTGTGAGGTTTGGCTGGACGCTTTGCAGGATTTGGACGAAGAAATTTGGAACAACGTTATGCGCATCGTTTTGGCAGAGTGCAAACAATATCCCAGTGTAGAACAGCTTTACGAATACATTGGCCGTGCTACGGCTGGCAAAGAAGCAGCTGCCGATATTCCGGAAGAACCTCCTGCTGTTATTGCAGCTCCTGCAAAAAAGGCTGCCAAAAGCAAAGGACCTGATGAACGCATGCAGCGCATGTTTGCACTGGCAAAGGAAGGTCGCTGGAAGGAAGCTGCCGCCTGCACCAAAGCAGAACCCATGGAAGACAAGTTGGAAGCTTTCACAAAAAAACATTTCCCGGCAAAAGCTACTTTGGCCTGGATTGAGAAGAACCGTTGGGAATTGGAAAGCCTCATGAGAGAAGACGAACGCTGTGCACATTGTTTTGGATATCGTCGTTGTGCAAGCAAAGGAATAACTTACTTTGGCACGCTGGATAAATACGGTAACATTGTTGTTCAGGGGATGGAATGTATGAAGGTGATGACTAATGAAAAAATATAGCGATGGGGTAGAAACATTAAGCGTAATACGCTGCCCGGCAGGGTATTATATTATCAAGAATCTGGGCATCTTGCAGAATGCAATTGCTGTTAAAGAGGTTGCGCAAAGCTTCCTGGATAGCTGGGCTGGCAAGCGTAAGCTTCGCATAGTAGATGACCTGGACGTTGACATGTATTACGATGAGAACGGCGATGGCAGCGCCTGCAAGAGCTGCATTGCTTACAAGAACGGACACTGCGGGAGGATGTAAAATGGATAATGAGCTGGCTGTGGGACGTATAAAACAATACAGAGCTTACGCGTTGCAGATAGTGAAGCTGCGTAACGATATTAAGCTTCTTACTGGACAGTCTGCTCCTCACAATAATCTTACTGCCCGGTTCGACGATAACAAGGGCGGGTATATTCCACCAGCGCGTCCTGATGCGATGAAGACACTAGCCATGATAAACAACAAGCAGCAGCGCATAGCGGAACTGGAAGAATCATTGCGCCATACCGAAAGAATATTGGCGCTGCTGCCAGAGGAAGAGCGTTTGGCCTTAATTATGAAATATGTAGACAGATGGCATGTTAATGCTATAGCGGAATATTACGGGTACGCTTCCAGGCAATCTGTTTATTCGCTGCTAAGTAAGTCAGTCACAAATTTTTCACAATTTATATCAGACGCATATTAAAACTGGACAAATCGTAGACATTTTTTGATTTTCAAAGTGATATAATGCTAACAGGTAAAGAAGCGAAAGAACACACACAAAGCATCAGGCGAAACCTGGTGCTTTTCTTTTTGCTTCTTTATTTTTACGCAAGGGAGTGAAAATATATGCCTGCACGCTTCAAAAGGGAGTGCCGCAAGAATGGCTGCCATACTCTTACCAGCAATGCTAATGGTTATTGTGATGAACATCAAGGCGAACTCTATCGCTACGATGAAAAACGTCTGAACAGCTGCAAGCGTGGATACGATGCAAAGTGGCGAAAGTATCGCCGCTGGTTCTTGGAACGGCACCCGCTTTGTAATATCTGCGGTGCTCCGGCGACGGTTGTGGACCACATCGTTCCACACAAGGGTGACAAGGAGTTGTTCTGGGACATAAATAATCATCAGGCGCTCTGCAAGCACTGCCATGACGTCAAGACTGTTCGCGAAGACGGCGGCTTCGGCAAAAAGGGGTAGGGGGTGCAAATCTCTGACGGAAAAAATCTATAAACCGGCGTCGGTCTCGTTTGTTTAAAAATTTCCCCCATCGTAAAGTTTTTTATAAATGGCCATACTAACTATATTAATTTTTATTTGGATTTCACGAAGGAGGTGATAATATGCCGACACCTGCGTTTTCTGCAAAAGTTATCTCGTTCAATCGTCAAAACGGTATTGGAAAGCATCGTACAGCAGCTGAAATCAAAGCTCGCGAAGATGCTGCTAAAAAAATGACACGCAAAGAAGTGAAGTTAAAAATACCGGCGTTTTTAAAAACTCGCGCCTGTGCTCCGGCGTTAAAGATTTGGAAAGAGCTTGTCAAAGAAGGCATGGAAATCAATCTTTTCGACAATGTTGATAGTCGCGTCCTGGCAGATTTTTGCCGCTATCAGGCGCTGCTTGAAGAAGAGCTGGAGAGAAGCTTCCCGGATGGAAAGAAAATCGACCGCTTGGGTAAGCTGGCTCTTAGCTATGCTGAAAAGCTAGGCCTGACGCCGACAGCGCGTGCGCGTCTGGCCGTAAAACGCGCCGATCAAAGCGATGAGATAAAGAATGAACTGGATGCGATGATAGCATGAGTTATGAAGATATGTATGTTACGCACCGTTATGCGCAAGAGGTTGTCGATGGCCTTCGCCTGGTATGCAAGGCCGAATTTTTAGCCTGCAAGCGCCATCTTGATGATCTGGAACGTCAGGGGACGGAAGAATTTCCGTATGTTTTTGATGAAACACGTGCTGACAGGATTTTCGATTGGTTCGAAAAATACTGCTACCATGTGCGCGGACCGTTCAGTGGTCAGCTTATCCAGCTGCAGCCATTCCAATATTTCGATTTAGGCTGCATTTTTGGCTGGGTGGACAAAGATACGGGTGCACGTCGCTTTAAAACAGCGTTCGAATTTCGTGCTCGTGGCAATGTAAAATCTACAGAAATGTCAGGAGTGGCCTTATATGGCATGTGCGCTGATGCGATTTATCCGCCATACAAGCCGGAGCTGCGCAGATTTGAAAGCATGCCGGAGGTTGAATGCGCTGCCGTGGACCGCGAACAAGCAAAACGC